AAGAACCATTCCACCATTCCTGCACACCTAGAGTAGAATTTGCACGAAGATTACCATGTGAGGGAGAAGTTGGACGTTGAGCCGTTGTGCCAGAAGGTAATGTTGCTGCTCCAGTACTAGAATCCTTTGAGACTTTTAAATCTAAAGCAGTTTGTGTAGCAGTACTAATTGGTTTGTTTATATCAGAAGTATTGTCTACATTATCTAAACTAAGATTTGCTTTAACTTCTCCATGTGAACTTGGTGGAGAAACCCCATCACCAATTGCGTCATAAATTGCCGCATCCACACCATTCATATACACAGCCGTAATGACTGTATTTTTATCAATAAAATTTGTTCCCGGCATTATGCTTTCCCCACGACAGAACATCCAGCAACCGCTAGGCCAACAACACCAGTGATGCCATCAATTGTACAAATATATGGAACTTCCACAAACACATATGTTGGTATGGGTCTAGTAAAGGGCACAGAGATTTTATCTGTTTGTGCCTTTACAAAGTCTTGTGGATGTCGATGTTCAAAATCATCTGGACATACAATGAAGCCATCCCATCTCTGTTTAGCTTCATGTGCTTTAATTTTCTTAGAACATACATCACATGTAACGTTCCACTCTCCAGAGATGAAATGGTTTTTCTTCATTTAGATTCCAATCTTAATTGACACAGAAATTGTATGCCCACCTGACGAAACAATGATAGGTTCTGTGGATGACTGCAAAAGAACATTGCGTCCCAATACTGTATATACACCACTCTCAATAAGGAGTTTTGTTGAGACAGGTGTAAGAACATCCCTACCTGTAATTGTATAAACACCATCACCCAACAACAAAGAATATGTACTACTACTAATTGTAGATTGTGTGAGAGTTACAGCATTCCCATTAAGATTGTATATACCAGCATCAAGTGGAAAACTAACACCAAAAGTTGCGGCTACTGAAGAAACATTATATGCACCCGTATCTAGTGGTAATGTATAAGTAACCGCACCACCTAAAGTAAGGGACACACCAGTAATCGAATATACACCAGCGTCTAGTAATAATGAACTGTTAGATCCAGATGAAACCAGCCCGAACGTGTTAGATGCTCCGAGCGAATTGTGCAGGGCAAGTACTTCGGCGTCGGACAATACCTTGTCAAACGCCGCGACCCACACAAACTCAATTCCACCGGCTACACCCTGCCCGTCATAGCCACCAATGCTATTAAAACAATCTGCCGGGTCGTTCCATCCAAGCCGGCCACCTGTGTACTCCAAAATCCCGTCGATATATGACTTGTTCGAGATTTCGCCGTTACGAGTGACGCAGATCGACTTGGCACCAACACCGACCGTGGTGAGCGGCTGATAAGGGTCCGGGCTGGAGTTTCCTGCTACTGCTCGCTGGCCAGCCGCTGATACGCCATACGACACAGTACTTTGCTGCAATGCACCGAGATTATCCGCCGCTGTCGCTATATTGTTCACGGCGTAAAAAATCGTGAACCCTTTGCCACCACTCGTATCGTAGGTGAGATCTGGAGTAAAAGTTGCCCCAGAGAAGTCCCACGCCTTCGGGCCAGTTTTAAAGTGCTCCCCCCACGTCCCGGACCCGTAGGTGGCCAACGCGTGCGGGGTGAACGTGCGCGCCGTCTTGTGCGAAACCAACGCCCCACCCTGCACACCGATCAGGTCGATCAGGTTGGCGTACAGCGGGTGGCTTGTATTTAATGTATATGACATAATTTACCTAAACTCTGAAGGGACAGTAATGGCCCGGAACTCTGCCCCGTATGACGAGAACAATCCGAAACACTCAAGATCAGATGCGTAAAAGAACCTGTTCCACAAACACGCATCCGTGGATGCAGCAACTGGTGCGGCAACGAGCAACGCCGACCACTCCCATGTCACCGTATCGAGGGCATAGAGACCTACGCCATCTTTATAAACAGCAATCTTTGTACTTCCAGGAATATGGTCGCCCATGTAAATCCAGGTGCTCGCGTGACCTGATCCAATAGCTGCTGGTTTTGTGTTCCCGTAGGAAAACGACTCTCCGTTGCCCATATAGCCGCCGTCGTTCCGCACATAGTCTGCGTAGCCTGCATAAAAGAAGGTTGAATTACCTTGATCTGTCACGAAGGCCAGCCGGCCTGGATGTAGGTGATCCGGGACAATGCATCCAGCACACGTAGAAATATGGGTGGTTCCCCAATACTGAGTGTGTGGTACCTTTGTTTTCCCTACCGGATCGATCATCCAATACTGAGCGGCATTACCAATTTGTACCCGGAAAATGCCATCGGTAATCGTCGCACCTGTGGGGACCATGCTGGAATTAACGACATGCACCACTGGAATGGTGTGCGACTGACAATTAACTGCGCTTTCCATTGCCATCGCTCCAGTCTCGTCCCAATGACCTGTGGTTGCATCAATGAAAGTCGCCCCTCCAGGATTTCCGTTGCCGCCCCGGTAAGCCGCAGACCCGAACACATGAATCTTGTCGAGCGACGGAAGGTAAGTCAAGCCGCCGTAGGTATGCGAGGCGATTGGAGCAAAGCGACCAGAGGGATTACGCCAGGCTCGCCATAGCATATTGTCATCTGTCTGGAATGGCACGCTTGGGTCTGCTGAATTATAAGCTAGCTTCGCCGATTCGTCTGTTCGTGCCCAGGTTAGGGTATCAAGGTTGAACTCACCGACTTCGGAGCCGAGCCAGTCGTTATGCCCGCCGCCAGTGAATGCATACTCCCTGTGCGTTGGCACATAAACACCAGAAGAATATGCCCACGGATTTGTCGAGTCCACCTCAGGAACAGTGGACGAACCAGGTTGCTGATAATACGTGCCGAAATCACCCTGCGACTGATTGCGCTCGATGGTAGATACGTATGTATTTGTGGCGAGATTGGTGCTCCACACGCTATCCGTAAGCCCGGTACGCCATGCCGGCCAGTTTCCAAACAATGCACTTTCTAATCCACCAATAAACAGTGAATAGTGCATTTAGGTTAGCGACCAGAATCCATTTGTTGCATTGACATCTGCTGTAAAACTATCACCAATACTTAAAGTAATGGCACTACCGTAGTCCCACCAAGCAACTAAAGGATCTGCTGGAGATGTTGGGGTGTCGTTGTACAGAACAACATACCGGAAAGGACCAACAGTACCACCAGAAGCAGTCCAAGTAACGTCAGTACCAACAGCTTTTGATGTGCCAGAAGAAACAGATGTAGTAATGGTTGTTGCTGCACCACCCGCAGTATACCCATTGCCAGCAGTAATTTCGGTTAGATCTGCTTTTACTGAGTTAGTAGCTACTGGGGCAGTGTTAGTAAGCATTAACTTATATGTATGCGCATCCCAGTCATGTACACCGTTAGCTAGATCAAGAACATATTGATTGAATTTATTGTAAGTAGCCATTATTTATTTCCTTAGTAAAGAGCTAGAATATCAGTAGCAGTTGTGGCTGCTTTAATTTTAGAAACTTGGATTGGAACAACTGTACCAGAAGCAATATTAACAAACACTGCATCGTGTCCATCTGCCATTGTAACAGTTAGATCACCAGTGGTTCCAACAAAAACTCCACGAGTAATTTCTAACTCAGTAGAATCACTTGGAGTAACGGTCTTCGCGCCGTGCGCGGCTACTGTAGCATTTGCCGAACGATGTGCAGACATGAAAATCCTTTATAAAATAAAAGGGAGATACTCCGTGTTTAGCAGAACATCTCCCCTTTGGGTATTAGTCTATTACAGAGATAGACCAACTGGTGGAACAATATATTCCACCTTTACGATAACTGGATTAGTTAGTGTTGCACTTGCCTTCAGATAAACAGTCTTATCCTCAGTTAGTTGAACACCAACAGATGCACCAGTCTGTGCGCCGGATGCGGCGTAGCCAGTTGAGTTAGGTGCGAAAGCACTAACCAGTTCAACACCACCATTGGTGAAACCAACGTTGACTGTCTGAGTAGCGTTTGCACCTGCTGAGATAGTGTACACACCAACAACAACTGCATTCTTTGGAAGACCAAATGCAGCAAAGCCGGTTGCACCGTCTGCTACTTCGAGTTTGCCTAGTTTTACATACGGGTCACGTGCGGCAGGTGTAATCGCTGTTACACCGGCAGGACCAATTCCATAAGCTGCCATAATTAATTCCTTGTAGAATAACCCTCCCCGAAGGGAGGATTAGGTTAATTAGGCACCAGCACTGCCGTAGATAGAACGTGGATCAGACCAACCGAAGGAGTAACGAGCAGTTGCCTTGAACTTGGCGTTCTCGGTATCGAAATCGTTATCCATTTCGAAAGCATCACCACGACGCTCGAAATACTTGATACCATCCTTAACGTTGGTACGAATGAACCAAGCATCAGCATCGGTTAGATAGTGATTGATGGTAACATTGCTAAATAGACCCATGTCCTTGAGAACGTTCGGATCATTTAGATCAGTACCAACACGACCATCAGCACCAAGAATGCGCTTGACTTCAAAAGTCTGTTGATAAGGAATAACAAGTTGTTGAGGACGAGCAGCGATCAGAAGACCACGATCATCACGGAAACCTGCAATATCAATAACAGCCTGCTCAAGAGCAGCTTCTGATAGGTCAGCAGCAGTAGCGATCTTGTTAGAGAAAGTACCACCAGCAACGTTTGGATGAGAAGCGGAGATTAGTTCAACACCATCGCCACCCTTATAGGTAGAATCGAATGCGCGATTGTAAATATTCGCACCAACGATTTCCTTGGTTTGACGCATTGAGCGGGCAAGAGCCTTAGCCTTTTGTGCACCAACCTTACCATACTGGTCATCTTCAAAGATTTCACGAGTAACGATAAAACCAAGAGCATACACAACATGGTTGTATCGTGAGGTGAAGCCTTGACGCTCAGTATCATATTGGATTGGAGCGCCTTCGTTCTTAACAGCAGCTAGGCCAAAAGAACTTAGACCGAGGTCTTCTTCATAAGCACGATCAGAAGAATTCTTCTCGAAGAGCTTATCCCATTCAACTGGGTAGTCCGCGTACTCTTTACCATAAATGGAATTGAGGCCGGGCCAGAGTAGTTTTGCAAAACTGGAACTAGTAATAATACCTGACATTTTCTATACCTTTCTATTAAACGCCTACAGTACCGACAGACTTGTACTGATGGTTGTTGATTTGAACTAGAACTTTAGTATAGTTGCCAGTTACTTCGTTATCAATCTTCTTGCTCACACCAACAATCTTAAACGGTAGAGTTGCAGCAGTACCCTTATCAGACATATTTAGTGAGTGGGCGGAGTTACCTGTGGTGGTAGAACCGGAGCCAGCGAAGATGTTTGCATTTTGACCAACGTCTGCGACAGCGAAGGAGTAAGCAGAACCGGCAGCGGTAGCTTCAACTTCATAGATTAGATCGGGAGAATCTGCAACGAGAACGTACTGTTCAACAGAACCGGGACGATATACAGGAGTATCAAGAGAGATACTACCAGCAGACATGCGACCTTCAACTGGATCGAGCTTGGTATTGATAATACCAACAACAACACCAAGAGCAGGTTGACCAGTACCAGCAGTACCAGCAGCATGTGCAGTTACATATTGAATACCGGCAGCATTACCATCAGCAGCGAGCTTAACAACGTCGCCTACGAAAAGTGCAGTGGAGTCACCAGAAGCGACACCATAAATGTTAGCTTGGCCGTTATATGGGGCACCAGTAACATGTTTAACGGGACGAAAACCGTTAATTTTGGAAGTATTTGCCATACTTATATTTTCCTTTGAGGTTAATAGAAGCTAACCTCAGAGCATTAGGTAATATTTAATTTACCGTACATACCTTGAGAAGCTTCTTGTTTCATTGCCTGCTCAGTTTCATTAATTTGAGCAGCCTTTGCAGCTTGATCTTCTTCATAGTATTCTTTCTTAGTACGCATTAGGTAAGAAACAGTACCATCATTACTAGTAACCCGTTTACCGGAACCAATATCAGAAGGATCAAACACACGAGAATCTCCAACTACTAAATCAGAGTCTTGAACAAACTCATATCCAGCAGCTTGGAAATTAGCAATACGACTACCAGTGTCATTAACGAAACGATAGACATAGTTGGGGTCTTTATCCCCAGCGATGGATTGTGGTCCACGCTGATTCAACGATTTACGCGCTACGCGTTCTTTAGTAACTCGACTCATTATTTGACACCTCTCATTTGCTTAACTTGTGCAATATAATCTTCTTTGGACATAACACCTGCACGAACGAACGTATTCATTACTTTACGCTCATCGTCGGTAAGTTCAAATGAACTCTTGTTAGCTGCCCCTGTACTGGCCCCTTCAACTGTAGAAGGTTTCTCTCTATTAGGATTTACGAACTTAGTTGAGAACCGAGTTCGCACTTCCTTTGTTACATACTGAAGAACTTCTTCAGGATCAATGCCCGGATTGCTTGCAGCATAACCGGCTCCCAAAGTGTCAGCATATTTACGCATTTCAGCATCCTTCTCATACCACTTATTCGCAGATACCCAGTTAAGGAATCGCGGATCAGGTTGATTCGGAGTATTCTGTTGTACAACCTCACGAGCCTTTTGTTCAGCTTTAAGGTCTGTTAGAAGTTCGGTAGTTTCGAGATACCCATCTGAATTGCCTTCTTCTAGATGCTTCTTTTGAAGCGCCTTCAATTCAGTCAATGCACGATTATACTCTGTTTCACGAACCTTGGTATGATGATCTTGAAGCATCTTAAGTGCCTTGCGGGTTTCCTTAAGTTCCTTACCCATGTGATCAATCTTACCAAACAACTCACCACGTTCTACAAACTCTTTAGCAGGACGCCATTTAGTTGGATCACCTTCATACTCTTCTTTAGGTTTCCAACCCTGTTCACGGGCCTCTGCTTCAATCGGGTCTACTTGTGGAGTAGACTCAGGAGTTTCTACAACTGGGGTATCAGGTACAACATCTAGTTGAACTGCTTGTAGTTCTTCACTCATTCTTAGTCCTCAATCTTTGCGAGAATATCTATATCATTCACTAGGACAAACTCAGTCCCATCCTTATCTTTAATGACCTTGCCGCTGTAACGTGCGAAGGAGACTCGATCACCGCCTTTCAGAATCGTTGGGTCACTGCCGTAATCAATGAAGGCGCGAGGCCCAACTGTAACAACGGTTCCATACTCAACTGCTTTACGTTCTTTCTCAGTTACCATATCAGGAATCACGATCCCACTAGCAGTCTTAGTTTCCACTTCATCTGGCTTAATGAGAATTGTATGTAGGAGGGGAAGAATCATTCTACACCCTCCAGATCATCAATTCGAAAATCTTGAATCTCTCGATACGCTTGAATCAAACCACGGAGATAATTATCCTGATTTGCGTTTATACCTGCTTGAACGGATAATATATCCTTTGCGCCTTCGATACGTTCTTGGGCGGCATGGAAGAATGCTTTGGTTACAAAGTCACCCTTCCAGTTTTCAAAATCACTTTGACTTGGAATTGCCATTCTGGTTTGCCCTCTTCTTTAGAGTTTGTTGTTGTGTTTTTGCAGCTTCGGCTTGATGCTGCATTTGTTGTTGATGCGTAATATGTTTCTGAACTAACTGTTGTTGTGTAGTTGCAGCAGTAATTTGCATCTTTTGTTGTGCTTCTTGTTGTGCTAGTTGCCCCTTAAGAACAGATTCTAGTTGCTTAGCTTTTAGTTCTTGTTGAACTTGTGCAGCGCGTAGTTGCATTTCTTGCTCTTTAGATGCACCTTCTAGTTGTAACTTATGCTCTGCAACTTGCATAGCCATTTGAGCTTTTTGCTGGTCTACCTGTG